GTGATTGAATGCACATATAGCGAAAACCTGAGTAGTATTGTGGATATTACGGCGTATATTGAAGAGCAAAATGTAGGGGTTAATTTGCTGTTGTGCGACAACATATTATCCAACTTGTTTACGGGGCTTCCTAAAAAAACCGTTATTATGGATAAATACGATATATCAAATGGTTATTTGTACCGGCAGCGTGAAAAAATAAAGAGGGTGGTAGCAGCATTAGAGACAACGGCTATATTAAAATTACAGGATGAGTTTGAATCATGCCGCATTATTGACAAAGCGGAGGTTTTAGGTATAATTATGATATAGTTTGGAAATAGCTATATAAACCGCCTTTGTTGGGCGGTTTTTTGCGTTTTCAGGCCGTCTGAAATTTTGGGTTGGAGGGTTCTCTGGCCGGTTTCAGGTTTCTGTGGGCGTTTGCCGTTTGAAGGTGTTCGGCAAAGGCTATCGGGGCGTGGTTTCACGTTGAAGGGAGAGGATTGCGGACGCTCCCAATCGCCAGAGGGTCGCGCCTCAGTTTCCTAATGTTGTGGTTCTAGCCCCGCGCCTGATTGGTGCGGGGATTTTTTTGGGAGGTTCGATATGAGCGATAAGAAACGCCCCGTCGGGCGTCCGACAACATACAATCAAGAAACGGCAGATAAAATCTGTGAACTGATCGCCCGAGGTATGAGCTTGCGGGCGATTTGCGCATCTGCCGATATGCCGGCGGGCGGGACGGTGCACCGCTGGTTGGCGGAGCATCAAGATTTTCAGGAGCAATACGCGCGCGCGCGCGAGGAACAGGCAGACGGTTTTGCCGACGAGATTATCGATATTGCCGATTCTGTCGCCCCTGAAACAGGTGAAGTGGCAAAAGCCAAGTTACAAATCGACGCCCGCAAGTGGAAGGCAGCCAAGCTTGCGCCGAAGAAGTACGGCGAGAAGCTGGAGCTGGACGCCGATATGCGCGTGAAGGTAGAGACGCGATCACTGGAAGATATTTTCAAGTAAACCTATGGCCAATCCGTATTTCAAGCCGATTATCCGTAAGGCGCGTTACAAGGTGCTGTATGGCGGGCGCGGCAGCGGGAAATCGTATTTCTTGGCGGAATTGGCGGTGGAAGTTTCGCGTCGCATCGGCACGGTCATCCTGTGCGCTCGTGAGTTTCAAGGCTCGCTGGATGATTCGGTGTACCAGCTATTGATTGAGACCATCGAACGTTTGGGCTACGCGGATGAGTTCGATATTCTGAAATCCACCATCACCCATAAAGGCACGGGCGCAAAGTTCGTGTTTTACGGCATCAAGAACAACGTGACCAAAATCAAATCGATTCAGGGTGTCGGCGTGTGTTGGGTGGAGGAAGCCGAAGCGGTAACAAAAAATTCATGGGATGTTTTGATACCGTCCATCCGTGGCGACAAGAACGCGGAAATATGGATCAGTTTCAACCCGAAAAACATTTTGGACGATACCTATCAGCGGTTTATCGTCCACCCGCCCAAAGACAGCATCGTCTTGAAGGCGAATTACGACATTAACCCGCATTTTGCCGATACGCCGCTACTGGCCGACATGCTCGAATGCAAAGAGCGGGACGAAGACCTTTACCGTCATATTTGGCTGGGCGAGCCGGTGGCCGACAGCGAACTGGCGATTATCAAGCCAAGCTGGATTGAAGCCGCTATTGATGCGCATGAAAAACTAGGCTTCTCAGCCGTAGGCCGGCGCATCCTTGGTTTTGACGTGGCCGATGAAGGCGATGATGCCAACGCCACCGTATTGCGGCACGGATCGGTCGTAACCGACATGCAGCAATGGCGCGGACAGGATGTGATTTATTCCGCCGATAAGGTTTACCTGTACGCCCAAGAGCAGAATATTGACCGCATTGTGTACGACAACATCGGCGTGGGTGCTGGTGTGAAGGCACAGTTCCGGCGCAAGAACGGCAAGGTGCAAACGCTTGGCTTCAATGCCGGCGGTGCGGTGTATAAGCCCGATGCCAAGTACACCGACGACAAGAAAAACCGCGACATGTTCGCCAACATCAAGGCGCAAGCATGGTGGATGGTGCGCGATCGCTTCTATAAAACGTGGCGCGCCGTCCATCACGGGGACAGTTATCCCGAAGACCAACTTATCAGCCTTTCAAGCAGCCTGCACGAATTGGAATACCTGACTGCCGAACTGAGCCGCCCGCAAGTGGATTACGACCAAAACGGGCGTGTGAAGGCGGAGAGCAAGAAAGACATGAAAAAACGCGGCATCCCCAGCCCGAACCGTGCGGATGCGCTAGTCATGGCCTTTGCCCCCGTGCAGGGTGGGCTGAACATCAACCCTAAGATATTGAGCGGACTATGAGCAAAAAGAAAAAACACACAGACAAAGCCATGCGTCGCGCCCTGCAAAGGCTGCCTGAAAAGCAGCCTGCATCATACAGCTTGGATTTTCCAGCCCTGCCGGACGGCGTGAAGCCAAATGGCTTAGCGATGGACAACAGCCCCTTAGGAAACTTTGGGGCTGATTGCTTTTTTGGCACCGGCTTTATCGGTTATCCGCGCTTGGCCGAGTTGGCGCAAATTTCCGAATACCGCAGCGTGAGCGAAACCACCGCCAACGAAATGACCCGCCAATGGATAGAAATCAAATCCGTAGGCGAAGAAGACAATAGCGAGACCATCAAGCAGATTGAGGAATGCTACGAGCGGCTGAACGTGCGGGGTGTGTTCCGCAAGGCCATTGAAACAGACGGCCTGTTCGGGCGCGGCCAGATACTGGTGCAAATCAAAGACCACGACGGCAAACTTGCCAATCCGCTGCTGCTGACCGAGAAAACCATTACCAAGGGCAGCCTGAAAGCCTTGGTGAATATTGAGCCGATGTGGACGACCCCCGCGCCATACAACGCCATCGATCCGACACTGCCCGACTTCTACAAGCCGAAGGCATGGTATGTCATGGCGCAGGAAATCCATGCCAGCCGACTATTCACCCTGATTTCCCGCCCCGTGCCGGATATGCTCAAGCCCGCCTACAACTTCGGCGGCGTGAGCATGACCCAGCTCATGATGCCCTATGTGGAACGCTGGCTGCGCACCGTGGATTCCGTCAGCGACCTGCTGCACAGCTTCTCCTTGTCCGGCATCAAAACCGACATGAGCGCGATACTGAGCGGCAGCGACGACGGCGACACCAACATCATGCTGCGTGCCGAACTATACAACCGTTTGCGCGACAACCGCGGCCTGATGCTGTTGAGCAAAGACGAAGAAGAGTTCTTCCAGTTCAACACCCCGCTGTCGGGCTTGGATGCGCTGCTTGCTCAATCCCAAGAGCAAATGGCCGCACCCAGTCATACGCCGCTGGTGAAGCTGCTCGGTATCACGCCAAGCGGCCTGAATGCCAGCACGGAGGGCGAGATTGCCGTTTACTACGACCACATCCGCGCCATGCAGGAAAACCTGCTGCGTGACCCGTTGGACAAGTTGCTCAAGCTGGTGCAACTGCACCTCTTCGGCAAAGTGAACGACAACATCACTTTCGACTTTGTGCCGTTGCAGCAGATGAGCGAAACCGAGCTTTCCACCATCCGCAAATCCGACACTGACCGCGATGTGGCCTACATTCAGGCTGGCGTGGTGTCAGCAGAGGAAGTGCGCGGACGGCTGGCGAGCGAGCCGGACAGCGGTTACAACGGCATCGACGTGGAAGATGTGCCTGAAATGCCCGATGACGGCTTTTCAGACGGCCTGAATGACGGCGAAGGAGGAGAAGGCGGAGACCCCACAGACCCAAAGCCTGAACCTGCCCAAGATGCCGAATGGGATGAAAGCAAACATCCGCGTGCGGAGAACGGGCAATTTGGGGTAGGAAGCGGGCTACCTGAAAAACAGGAAGACCAAGCCCAAGCCGAGATGCCTGAAATTAAAGGCAACGAGCTGGGCTTGTGGTCGAGCATGAAGGAACTGCGAAATAAGGCTAAAGATTATGCCAAAAGATTTGTAGGCAAAAAGTTTGTCAATCGCAGTACTGGCAATGAAATTGAAGTTCCGATGAGTGGAGTGAAACACACTTTGGCAGGGGCGGCGGATAGTTTGATTAAAACCATTCCCGCTATCCCGAAAATCATCCAAAGCTCACGGCTGGTTGCTACCAAAGAGGACAAGCACAACGACCCGAATATCATTGCTGTAGAAATCTATCAGGCAAAAGTACGGGTTGAGAGTTTGGATAAAGAAGTCGTGATGACAGTGAAACATTGCAGAGACGGTAGGCGGTATTACGACCACGGCTACCTGAAAGAGTGATGAGCATGAAAATAGCGGCATTTGCTTCAGGCCAGCACCTTAGCGCGTTCATATTACGCCACCTCTTTGCCTGTACAAATACCGCTTGATTCCATTGTATGCCAGCTATCCGCCGAAAGCAAGCCATGAAGTTATCCGCCCCGTCCGATAAAGACATCATCCTCAAGCCGATACAGCCCAACCTCGGCGTAGAGGCCGCCTACCGCAAAAGCCTGAAAAAGCTGTTGCGTGAAATGCGCGCCGACGTGCAGGGCTTGCTTGAGCGGCACTACCCGAAAGGCATTGCCCAAGACAGCCTGACGGACGGCTTGCAGGCTGCTTTGGCCGCCCTGTTGCGTTATTGGCTGGCACGGCTGGACAAGCTCGCTCCGCAAATCGCCGAAGTATTCGCCAACCAAAGCGCAAACCACACAGAGAGAGCCTTTCAGACGGCCTTGCGGGAAGCGGGCTTTACCGTCCGTTTCCGTGCCACAGCTCAGCAGCAAACCGCCTTGCAGGCCGTATTGGGCGGCAACGTTTCGCTTATCCGCTCCATCGGCCAGCAATACCTGAACCGCGTGGAAGAAAGCGTATGGCGCAGCGTGAATGCAGGCTACAACATGGCGCAACTGACCCGCGAACTGCGCAAGGACTACGGCATCAGCGAACGCCGCGCCGCCTTTATCGCGCGAGACCAAACCAACAAAGCAAAGGCGGCTATCGAAAAGGTACGGCGGCAGGAATTGGGCATCACGGAAGCTATATGGATGCACTCCCACGCAGGCAAAGAGCCTCGCCCAAGCCATGTTGCCGCCAACGGCAAACGGTTCGACGTGAGCAAAGGCATGTATCTGGACGGTAAATGGGTGCAGCCCGGAGAGGAAATCAACTGCCGCTGTACGAGCCGCGCCGTGATTAAAGGATTCAACTCATGAATACGCAACAGAGAGCCATTTTGAGCAAAGCCCGCCGATTGTTGGCGATGGACAGCCGCTGGATTACCGTTAAACCGAACGGCGCGGAAAACAAAGGCTCGCCCGTCAAAATCGACGAATCAGGCCGCATTGAAGCCGGGATGGGCGGGAAGTTTAACGGCGAAAAAATCAATGAAGTACGCAAAAGCTTTGTCGGGGCGAAAACGCCGAGTAAAGAGCATTTGGCGGCGGCAGCCAAGCCGAAATCCGAGAAGAAACCGCCGGCAAAGGTCAAGCTGAAAGAAACCCATATCCAAATCAAAGAGCCAATAAAAGCTGAAAAATCCATTTTCGGCGGCTATTGGGTAGAGGGAATGCCGGAGAATAGTTCCATTGACAGGAACGATGTTACGGTGAAGAACGGTTATATCGTCGGGGTGAGGGAAGGCCTTGAACAGGCAATGTCCAGAGAGCTTCGGCGCACTATCGAAACTGTCGGAGAAGCGCAGCCGTTAAGTGAGAAAACGTTGGTCAAGCAAAAGGCGGAAGCAGATGCCAAAGCGGAGGAGTATAAGCAGATTCAGCAAAATGCTAGGAATGCGGTTCGTGCTTTACTGGCACGTGAAGGGCGAGTTACTGCGCCTACGGCAACTGCAAAAGACCACCTTTCCCTCGCCCAAGACCGCTCCCTGCGCTCCTACGACCAAGACGGCAGGCTGCACGTTGAAAGCTCCAACATCAGCAAGGCCACGGTAAACCCCTACTATGGAAGCGAAATCCCCAATTACCAACAACTGGGGCTTGAGCCGAAAAAGGTTTACTACCTGCTGCGAGACCCCGAAGAGTTGAAAAAGGCCGCGCCGACCTTCAACAACCTGCCTTTATTGAGCAAGCACATTCCCGTTTCTGCCGACGAACCGCAGAAAGAAGTGATTGCAGGCACGACCGGCAGCGATACCGTGTTCAAAGACGGCTACCTGAAATGTTCGCTGGCCGTGTGGGACGCGGAGGCGATTGCCGGTATTGAGAGCGGCGAGCAGGTGGAGCTATCCAGCGCGTACCACTACACCGCCGATATGACCGCAGGCGAATTTGAAGGCAGGCATTACGACGGCGTGATGCGCGATATTGTCGGAAACCATGTAGCCCTTGTCGATGTGGGTCGGGCGGGGCGTGATGTTGTAGTAAGCGATGCAGACCCATTTCACGAAAGGAAAATCATGAAACTGAAAGCAGGCGCGAAAGCGCGTATTCAGGCAGCCGTGCAGCCTTTACTGGCGCAGGATGCCGAATTGAGCCCCGATGAACTGTTGCAGGTCATCGGCTCACTCACCAACGAAGTGCAGACGGCGGAGGACGACGGCGAAGATTTGCCGCCCGAAAATGTCGAGAATGTCGGCACGGACGAAGACGAACCGGAGGACGGCGACACCAACACTGCCCCCACCGAGCCGGAAGAACCCGCCGAAGACGAAGAGCCGGAAGAACCCGAAGGCGGCGCACCCAAACCCGCACAAGATGCCGCCATTTCCAAAATGGCGATGGATGCGGCCATCAAACGCGCCGTAGAGGCGGAACGGAAACGTTCGCAGGCTTTGGCAACAGCACAGCGCGAAGTGGCGCACATTGTTGGCGATGTGGCGATGGACAATGCGGCGGATGTGTACAAGTTCGCGTTGGAACAGAGCGGCATTGACGTAACCGGCGTGCATCCTTCCGCCTACCGTGCCATGGTCGGCATGTTGGGCAAACCCAAACAGCCGATGGCGCAAGATGCGGCCAAAACCGCCGAACAGTTCCCCGGTTTATCACGAATCAGAAAGGCTTAAACCATGTCATTCCAAAAAGCAGTCCAACCTTACCAAGCCCCCGCCGTTGCGGGGGATTTTGCTGCCCACAACCCGAACGCTTCCATGCTGGCGGGTGAAGGCGCACTCGTCAGCGGCACGGACGGCGTAACCGTCGGCGTGTTTGCTTGGGCGGATGCCGAGGGCAAAGTGTCCAACAAGAAAACCGCCGGCGCACGCATCGGCTTTGTCCACCGCGAACAGCAGGCCAGCATCACCGCCTATCTGGCGGAACACGGCAACCAAATCCTGCCAGGCCAAATCATTACGCTGGCAGTGGCAGGCGACTTTTGGG